AAACCCCTTCGCTGCCGGTGCTGATCAAGCGCACCCAAAGCGACCTGGCCGGCGATTCGCTGCGCCAGTCCGATGCGCAAGTCTTGGCCCGTACCCTCGGCGGCGCCGCTTATGGTCTGTACGGTTATCTCGACTGGATTGCCGAGCAGATTCTTCCCGACAAAGCCGATGAATCGACTCTGGAGCGCATCGCTGCGCTGCGCCTGAACCAGCCGCGCAAAGCCGCGCAGGTGGCCACTGGCAGTGTCAGCTTTACCGCCACGGCCGGTGCGGTGCTCGACGTCGATACGTTGCTGCAAACCAATGACGGGCGTACCTACAAAGTCACGGCGGCGCGCACCACGGTCAACGGTAGCAACAGCACCACCATCGCCGCGCTTGACGCCGGCAGCCTGGGCAATGCCGACGCCGGTCTGGTGCTGACCCCGGTGCAGCCGATCACCGGTATCGTCAGCAGCAGTTTTGTCCTGCTGGCGCCGGGGCTCAACGGGGGGGTGGCGCGCGAAAGCCTGGAGTCGTTGCGCTCGCGAGTGATCCGTTCGTATCGGGTCATTCCTCACGGTGGCTCGGCCAGCGACTACGAAACCTGGGCACTGGAAGTGCCGGGCGTGACGCGGGCCTGGTGCCGCGGCGGCTTTCTCGGGCCGGGCACTGTCGGCGTGTACATCATGCGTGACGATGACCCGCAACCAGTGCCGAACGACGAGCAACTGGCCGAGGTGCAGGCCTACATCGAGCCGTTGCGCCCGGTCACGGCAGAAGTACACGTGCGTCCGCCGATTCAGGTGCCGGTGGTTTATCGCCTGAAGCTGACCCCCGACACCAGCGCCGTGCGCGCGGCCGTCGAAACCCAATTGCGCGACTTGCACAACCGCGAGGCTGACCTCGGCGAGGATCTGTTGATCAGCCACATCCGCGAAGCCATCAGCAGCGCGGCGGGTGAAACCGATCATGTACTGAGCGCCCCCGTCGCCAATGTTTCGGCCAATGACAGCGAATTGCTCACCTTTGGAGGTTGCGTATGGGGGGCATAAGAACTGCCGCGCAATATCAGGCGCAACTGCGCGCCTTGCTGCCCAGTGGCCCGGCCTGGGACCCGGAGCGTGTGCCGGAGCTGGAAGAAGTGCTGCAAGGCGTCGCGGTCGAACTGGCGCGCCTCGACGCCCGCGCCGCCGACCTGCTCAACGAGATGGACCCGGCCGGCGTCAGTGAACTGGTGCCCGACTGGGAACGGGTGATGAACCTGCCCGACCCGTGCCTGGGCGCCACCCCGCTGTACGACGATCGTCGCCTGGCCGTACGCCGGCGCTTGCTCGCGGTCGGCAGCCAGGCCGTCGGCTATTACCTCGAAATCGCCAAAAGCCAGGGCTATCCCAACGCCACCATCACCGAACTCGAAGCACCGCGCATGGGCCGTTCGCGTTTCGGCTCGGCACATTGGGGCACGTGGGAAGCGCAGTTCATGTGGACGCTTAACACCGGCGGGCGCCTGCTGCTCGGCCGGCGTTTCGGTGCGAGTTATTGGGGCGAGCGTTTCGGCGTCAACCCGGGCTCGGCGCTGGAGTGCCTGATTCACCGCAGTGCGCCGGCGCATACCAAGGTGCACATCAATTATGACTAGGGAGGAATGACGGGATGGATTATCCGAACAGTGTGCCCAGCGCCGGTTTGGTGAATGGGAAATTTGTTGATGAAAACCCGATGACCGGAACCCCGGGATCGCTGATTCCGGCGGAGTGGGGCAACGGGGTGACGTTGGAGATTCTCAACGTGATCAATGCGGCTGGGTTGACCCCGGACGAGAAGAAGTACGATCAGCTGTTGCAGGCGATTCAGAGCGTTTCGGCCAAGGGCTGGAATCTGGATTCGGCGTTGCCGATTGGCTCGTTGCCAACCGCTACCGTGGCTACGGCAGACGGGCGATTGCCGATCACGCCGACGGCGTTTGCCACCAGTGGCGGGCGCTTATCAATTCTGCCGGGTGTGCTGGTCAGCCTCGGCCAGGAGGTGTTGGCCGGTCAGTTGGGACGGCCGCGCACTTTTACCACGCAAGCCTGGAGCAGCGGCGATCTGTTGCCCAACTCCGGTTACTTTCTGCGAGCGCAAGTGGTCGCCGGTGTGCTGACCTTCTACACGCAGCGCGGCATCATCTATGACGCCACGCCCGAGGGATTGAAGGGCACGATCAATGGTGCGGCGGGCGGTGGTTTTCAGTCGACGCCTTTGGATCTCTGTCTGGCGTGGGTGGTGACAGCCGGCCCCGGCTCAGTACCGATTGTCCGGCCGATGTATAACCGTAGCCGCTTGTCGTGGACGCAAACAATCAGCGGCAATGGCGTGGTGTACCTGCCACTGGACCCGCATGCCCGTGCCGCGCGTCTGGTTGTGGGCAATGCGACGCCGCATCCGACGCAAGTCACCGCTATGAATTTTGCTACACCCGGTTGGCTGGGCGCCAACTACTGTTTTCTCAACCCGAAGGCTGCCGCGTCGAGCAACTGGGATGGCTGGGCCATTGCGGGTGAGACGGTGCGGATTATCACCAACAACGAGGTGAATGACACAACCGTTTCGACATTGACCGCAAGCTTCGACCACAGCATGTTGCGTTCCCTGTGGCAGACCTATCAAGCCGAACACGCCTTGGGTGCCGATAACGGCACAAGTGACGAATTGCTGTTCAGCATGGGCATCAAAAACATTCTCCCGAGCGACTACGCCAACGGTATTGCGATCAACTTTGCAGCGGCGGTGAATATCAATCTTTCCTGGGAATTGATCCGATGATCATCATTCAAGAACTGCATCAGTTCGAGGACGGCTTGCGCGCTGCACAACCTTCCCCGGCCCATGACTGGGATGGTGAAGCCTGGCACCTCAATGTTGGCAGAGTGGCCGAACTGGAGCTGCAAGACGCCGAACGCCTCTGCGACAAAATCGACGGCGTCGCGGACAGCGTCCGCACGGTGCTGGCGGGCGATCCGCTCAAAGCCATGGAATACGCCCAGGCAGCCGCTGACGCGCAGGCTTATCAAGACGCCGGTTACCCGAAAAAGGAAGTGCCGTTGTCGGTCGCTGCCTGGGTGGTCAAAGGTCGTACGGCCAAACAGGCTGCCGAGCAGATTCTCGGCAAGGCCGATGAACTGACCGATCACCTGCTGACCCTGCGCACCCTGCGTCTGAAAGCCAAGGCGCAGATTCGTGCGCAGGCCGCCAAAGGCAATCTGGAGCAGGCGCACAGCGCAGGTGCTGAAGCATTGGTCGCGATTCGTCAGCTGGTCAGCGGTGTTTCCGGCTAAGCCAAAAAGCCTTCGTTCTGCGTCACCCAAGCCCACTTCAACGTGGGCTTTTTATTTTCAGAAAACCGACCGTAGACGGACACGCTTGAAACGCTGTGTCGGGACCGGTCATTTGTCATTTCAAAGGAACGAACAACCTATGGATTATCCAAAAAGCGTCCCCAGCGTCGGCCTGGTCGATGGCCGCTTCGTCGATGAAAACCCGTTGGCTGGCACACCGGGATCGTTGATTCCGGCGGTGTGGGGCAACAGTGTCACCGAAGAGTTGCTAAGCGTTATCAAGGCAGCCGGAATCACCCCGGCCGAAGCCGCTACGGATCAGTTGTTGGCGGCATTCAAAAAACTTCTGAGCCTGGCCAGCCCAATGGCATCACGGGTGACAGAAGTTTCTGGAACAAAGACGTTGATTGCCGATGAGCTGGGGCTGGTCTTGATCAGTGCCAATGGGGCTGATGCGACCATCACCTTGCCGCCGGTGAACGCTCTTACCGGTGTCTGCGACGTCATTGTCCGTCGAACCGACAACAGCGCTAATCGCTTGGTAGTGCAAGCGGCCGGCAATGATCGAATCAGATTTCATACTCATCTGTCGGCAAACGGCTACCCGTTTCTGGTGCTGATGGGGGCGGGCGACTGGTGGCACCTGCGCAGCGATGGTTCGGGTAACTGGTGGCCGGTCGGGCGCTTCGATGGCAGTGCGCTGGGACGGATTGTATTTGAGACGTCGACCGCGCTCAGCCCCGGTGGATATGGCGCACTCAACGGTCGTGAGTTCCAGCGTGCCGAATGGCCGTGGCTCTGGGATCACGCCGTGCAATCGGGGATGTTGCGTGCCGAAGCCGACCGCGCCGGTGGCTGGAGCAGCGGCGACGGCATCAAGACTTTTCGCGGGCCGGAGGTTCGCGGCGAGTTCCTGCGGATGCTGGATGAACAACGCAATATCGATGCGGGCCGAGTGCCCGGCTCCTGGCAGACGGGTACCAACATCGCCGGTGATAACGGCTCTGCCCCGGCGGTTCACGCGATCGGCAATCTGGCGACGATCGGGGCAGATCCGACCGCTTTCCTCGGCCTGACTTACTACGTCGCTGCCACTAATGCTGAAAACTTCAGCGCCCCGTATTGGGGAATGGCCCGACCTAGAAACATTGCGTATCCAGGTCGCCTGAAACTGATTTGAGGTATTTATGGCTTATTACTATGTCAACGAACTCACCCGGGAACTGACCGGGCCCGTCGAACTGCCAGCCTGCCCAGGCATGGGGGTGGTCATGCCGGGCAATGCAATCGAGTTGCCGCACGTATTGCCGGCTGCCGATTCCGGGCATGTCTGGATATGGCGCGATGAACGCGCCGTGCAAATGGTCGATCTGCGCAACCGCACGGTGTTTCGCAAAGACAATGGCAATCCTCAGTATTGGACCCAATTAGGCCCGCTGCCCGATGAACTCACGCTCAAGCCAAGGCCGAGTATCTATCACTGCTGGAAGAGTGACGACTGGGCACTTGACGTCGAAGCCGAGCGCGCAGGCCTGATCGCGCAGGCGCAAATCGATCGGGACGGCCGACTGCGCGATGCGGTCATTCGGGTGGCACCTCTGCAATATGCCTATGAAGTGGGCGAGGCCAGCAGTGATCAATTGACCACCCTGCAGGCGTGGAAGCGTTATGCGTTGACATTGGCTCGGATCGAGCAGCAGCCAGATTATCCATCGGTAATCGATTGGCCTGCGGCGCCTGTCACCCAGGTTGTTTCGCCGGTCGCATAACTCACAACTCACTCACTCAATCAAAACCCTACAGGCGCCATTCTGCTGCTGGCTTTCGGCTGCCTGTAAAAAAAGGAAGGCTGTGCCTTGGACTATCCAAAAACCATCCCCGGCGTTGGCCTGGTCAACGGCGGATTTATCGATGAAAACCCTGTGGCCGGAACGCCGGGATCGCTGATTCCTGCTGCCTGGGGCAACAGCGTCACGCAAGAAATTCTCAACGCGATCAAGGCCGCGGGATTGACCCCTGATGAAGCCAGAACCGATCAGTTGGCCACGGCCATTGGCGCATTGGTCGACTTCACCAAGCTGAAAAATACCCCGACCACGCTCAGTGGTTATGGCATCACCGATGCAGTGGGGCGGCTGCTGGCTGTCAGGCAGATTGAAACAGTCGGGATCACCGTTTACATGCCCAACCCGAAAACCAAACGCATTCGTGTGCGCCTGGTTGGCGCGGGTGGTTCCGGTGGTGGGTGCGCACCGGTGCCGGCCAATAATCAAATCCTTGGCGGTGGAGGTGGCTCGGGCGCCTACGCCGAAAGCCTGTATGAGGTGACGCCACAAATGTTCGCCGGCGTACCGGTTTCCCTGGGCGCAGGTGGCGCAGTGAGTAACACCACAGGTCTGTCGGGTGGCGGCGCATCCTTCGGTTCTTACATGAGTGTTTCGGGAGGCGGTGGCGGTCAGAAACTGGCGATCGTCGTCACGGGCACCTCATCCGGATTCATTCAGGGCGGCGTGGGTGGTGCGGTGACTGGCGGCAATCTCTGCAGTGCCCGGGGCATCACCGGCGGATTTGGCATGAGTAATGCCAATTGGGGCCTGCTCTCCGGTTGCGGTGCGGCGAGTGCGTTCGATGGCGGCGGCCCGTTCACTGGATCAAACACGGTGGGCAATGCCGGCGTGCGGGGTTCGGGTGGCAGTGGCGCGTGCTCGGTCAACCCTTCTGCTTCAGTCGTCAGCGGCGCTGGCGGCAACGCCTTTTGCGAAATCTGGGAGTACGAGTAATGGCCGTTTATGCACGGATCGAAAATGGCGTGATCGTCGAACGGATCGACACCGGTGATTACGCAATCAGCGAGCTGTTTGCACCGTCGTTTGTCGAGTCGATGGTCCGCGTGCCAGACGACATGGCGCTCGACATCGGCGCACCGATGAGCGCGCTCACGCCAGCCATCGAGCCGCAGCCTGTCTTGCCGCTTGCCACTGTCGCGCCGGCGGCTGTTGTCTTGGAACAAGCGCCTGTGGCGCCAGAGCGTACTTGGCGCGAAGCGTCTCTTTCAGCGACCGAATGGTGTGTGACGCGTCATCGCGATGAGCAGGCATTGGGGCGTGGAACGACGCTCAAGGCCGCGCAGTATCTGGAGTTGCTGGAATACCGCCAGGCGCTGCGTGACTGGCCTGAGGCCAGCGGTTTCCCTGCAGTGGTTTCTCGGCCGACAGCACCGCAATGGTGGGTCGCCAATGCGGGTTGACGTCCGCGGTTTCAGGCATTTTCAGACAAGGAGTTGAATCATGGATTATCCAAAGAGTGTTCCTAGCGCCGGATTGGTAGATGGCAAGTTTGTCGATGAAGATTTACTGACGGGCAAGCCGGGCTCGTTGATTCCGGCCAGTTGGGGTAATGGTGTTACGCAGGAGTTGTTGACGGTCATCCAGAGCGCGGGGCTGACACCGTCGGAGGCCGCCAATAATCAACTGCTCAGTGCGCTGCGCAGCAACAATCTGTTCGTCACGGCACCGCAGTTCAATCAAGGCAAAGCGGTCGCCACCACCGAGTTCGTCGCCCGCGCGGGTCTGCAGTTTTCCGGGTTCGTGTCCTACCCTGCGAGCACTGTCCTGACCGTGGCCAACGTGGGCGGGGTGGCGAGTTTCGCCAGCGCAACGCCGATCACCGCAACGTTGCCTTCCATCAATGGCATTGCCCATGCCAGCACGCTACACGTGATCAATGCGGGCAACGGTGTTCTGACCATCAACCCTGCCGCTAACGAACAAATTGAAACCTGCAACGGTACGTTCGGGGCACTGAAGCTCGGGCTCGGCGACTCCGCATGCCTGATCAAACTGGCGAGCCAATGGCGGCTATACGCAGGGTCGATCAGCGATCGTTATGCAACGGCGCATTCGGGTGTCTATGGCAACGTCGGCTATCAACGGTTTGCCAGCGGCAACATTGAGCAATGGGGCGTGGGCACAACGGATGCGAAGGGCGAAGTCGACGTGATTTTTCCAATCTCCTTTCCTACAGCCTTTTCTTCGCTGGTGGCTACTCATGCTGGCGGTGACGGCGCAATGGTCATCCTGATTGCGGGTTCTGGAAAGCAACAAGGCTGCAAGCTCAAGGTTCGTGATTTCGGCGGCAGCATTGCTGCGGGTTGGGGCATCAATTATTTCGCAAAGGGCTATTGAATGAATCCGTTCAACGTTTTGTTCAGCGCCAGCACCCGGGGCGTTTATGTAGCGGGTATCAACTCCACTGACATTCCCGATGACGTCATCGAGATTCCTCAGACTTACTGGATCTCGCTGCTGCAGCAATTGGCCGTTACGGCAAAGGTGATCGGCGTGCGTGCGGATAACGGCTATCCGATTCTGGTCGATCCTGCGCCTCCTTCGGCCGATGAAGCAGCCGACGCCGAGCGCCGTTGGCGCACCGCGCAACTGGCCGCCACCGACGGATTGGTCGCGCGCGATCGCGATGAACTGGAAGACGGCGGCGGCACGACGCTGACCACCGAGCAATATGCCCAATTGCAGACGTATCGCCGCCAATTGCGCGACTGGCCGCAGGGTTCTTTTTTCCCGTTCAGCGAGCATCGGCCACTGGCGCCGAACTGGTTGGCGGCTGCGCTCTGAATCTTTTGAGAGATTGAAATGGATTATCCAAAAAGCGTTCCCGGCTCCGGCTTGGAGAACGGCAAGTTTGTAGACGAAGACCCGGTTGCGGGCAAACCCGGTTCACTGATCCCGGCCAGTTGGGGCAACAGCGTTACCGAAGAAATTCTCAGCGCGATTACTGCTGCCGGTTTGACTCCGGATGACCAGCAGACCAATCAATTGGCGCAGGCGATTCGGCAGTTGTCGAAGCCCGATCCGTTGCAGCAATTCCCGGTGCAGGTGTACCGCAAAAATCTGCTGATCAATAGCGGATTCGATATCTGGCAACGCGGGACGACCAATCAGGGGCCAAATATTGGTGGTTACGTGGCTGATAGGTTTCGCTGTGACTGGAACGGTAATGCGGCTGTAGCGATCAGCCGGCAGAGCTTCGTTCCAGGGCAGACCGAGGTGGCCGGTGAGCCGGCGTATTTCCTGCGCTGGCAGCAGACCACGGCGGGCGTCGGCGCAACGGAGCATAAAATTTCCCAGGCTATCGAGTCGGTTCGAACGCTCGCGGGGAAAACAGCCACCGTCACCTTCTGGGCTCGATCCGATGCGCCACGCACACTGAAAGTGGCTTTCGCGCAAATTTTTGGCGCAAGTGGTTCGGAGCCCGTGGCGAAAGCCGTTGACGCCTTTCAATTGAATACTGCCTGGACAAAGTACAGCGCAACCTTTCAGGTGCCGACCATTGCCGGGAAAATGCTCGGCACCAATGATTGCCTGAGACTGGCATTCGACCTGCCACTCAACGTTGTGCAGACGGTTGATCTGGCGCAACTCCAGTTGGAGGAAGGACCGGTTTCCACGCCTTTCGAATACCGTCCGGTCGCTGAAGAGTTGATGTTGTGTCAGCGATACTTCGAGAAGTCTTTCGCCAACCGTTTACCGATTCAGGCGAACAATGGCGTCAGTACGTGCGTTCTTTCGTTCAGTCAATCGGCAGGTGCCAACGCTGGCCAATATGGCTTGGCCATCCACATGCAAATACTGAAGCGAGTGCAACCTACCGTCGTGCTGTATTGCCCTGCAAATACAGGTAATCAGGTCTGGAACTACACGGTACAAACAGCCTGTACGGGGACGTTCGTGCACGGTGTGACGCAGCGTACTTTCGCGCTTAGCACGGTGACATCACCCAACAGCGCGCCCGGTAACGGGTTGCAGATTGAATGGACAGCGGACGCTGAAATCTAGGAGTGACACATGACATACCAATTGACGGCGTGCGGCGTATTGCGCATGGAGGATTCAGCATTCATCCCCCAGGATCCGACCAATCGCGACTGGACTGAGTATCAGGCCTGGCTGTCATCGGGCGGGCAAGTGCTGCCATTGGACGAAGCACCTGAAGCGGCAGCGGGCAGTAACCTGAAAACTCTGGCAAATAAATGGCTGGCAGGCATTGGTCGTCAGCCGTGATTCAATCGCGGGAATATCCAGGGAGGATCAAGCATTATGCAAATAACTGAAAACAACCTTATCGACATCATGCCCAGCGCCCGCTCCCAAGCGGGCGTTTTTGTTTCTGCGCTCAACAGTGCCATGGCTCGCCGCCATATCGACTCGCCAAAACGCATCGCTGCGTTCCTTGCGCAAGTCGGTCATGAGTCCGGGCAATTGCGCTATGTGCGTGAACTGGGCAACAACCAATACCTGAGCAAATACGACACCGGCACCTTGGCCTTGCGTTTGG